AGTCGTAGGCACTTATGCTGGAATTGCGAAAGATGTAGCGACACTTAAAGCAAGTATGTTAGATACGATTAATTCACAAGTAGCTGGAAAGCAAAGTGCTATAGATTGGTATTGGGCTAGAGCAGAGAAAGGTGGCAAGGCTGTACCATTGGATATAGCATCTTATGCTACAACAATATATAGCGAACAAGCTACTAAAGAAGGTGAAGTTGCTGCTCTATCTACCCTAGATGAGATTATGGAATATGAGAACCGCCCACATACAGAAGTAAGAAGAACAGGTGTTGGTGATGAAACTACATCATCTACTAGACATATCAATATGCTAGAACATTGGACAGCAAATCCTAATGATGAAGTAGACCCAGCATTTGTGAGTTTGACTGCTGACTAATGAGCGACAGACTACGCAACAATTTAGTTGCAGGTTTTATAGTAGCAGCGTTTTGGATTATATGGGTTTTCCCTGTAATGGCTGACCCTATAGTAACAGAGAGTACAAGTAACAGTACAGTAACAAATACTACAAAGACTGAAAGCACAATAAAGACAAATCCTCCTAGTGCGATCAGTCCAAGCATAAATGCCAGTAATAGTGATCTATGTACAGTAGGTGTAAGTGGTGCAGTACAGACACAGATTTTAGGAATTTCCACAGGACAAGCATACAGAGATGCCAACTGTGAGAGATTGAAGATAGCAAAGGTTTTGTATGATATGGGTATGAAAGTAGCAGCAGTAAGTGTGATGTGTCAAGATTTTCGTACTTGGGATGCGATGCAAAAAGCTGGAACTCCCTGCCCGATAGAAGGAAAGATAGGCGAAGAGGCAGAGGACTTATGGAAGAAAAACAAGCGTGAGATACCGAAACAAGAGAATCTCAAGACGATGGACAGGGGGGAGTTTCTTTACACTCTTCTTAATGGCATTATTAGTGTCGTGCTTATCGCTCTTCTGGTCGGCTAAAGCAGATGCACCAATAGTTGAGCATCAGATTGCGGATGACCAATGGGTTGAAGTACCTCTCGACTTTACCTTCCCTTTTTATGGGAATAGCTATGTTACTAGCTTTATGTTCACTAATGGGGTTGTGGGTTTTCTTGACCCTCTTGATGTTCCTGGGAGTGGCTATATACACGATGGGTTGTGTTGCTCTGGACAAGATTTTTCAAGTGGAGCGACAGGTGTAAGATTTAACTACACCATAATGCCTTGGCATACTGACTTAATAGATACAGGAGCAGGCAGGTTTTATACACAAGGCGATTCCACATACCAGAAATATATGTGGGAGAACTTAGCAGAGTATTACAACACCAATACAAGTAATACTTTTGACCTAACAATATTTCCGTTAGGCAACATAGAGATAAACTATGAGCAAGTTCAAATTAATAACCACGCTGTAACAGTAGCAGTAGTAGGTGATTTAAGTGCAGGTGAATATACACAATGGTTTTATAATCATCCGACACAAGATGGTGCAATCTTTTGGAACAGTCAAGAAGATGACCCAGTAGAAATAACAAGTGGTAATAGTATATGTAGTGTTGTACCTGATAGTCATATAAGTTGTTTGTACTATCCAGAGGCTTATGCTTTAGCAGTATATAACCAGAACTGTGCAGCAAATGCTTTATATGATGAAGGATGTGCTGGTTTTGATGCTCTTTATTATGAAACCTATGTAGAGGAAGAAGAGCCAGAGGTTTGGGAAGAGGAAGAGGAAGAGATAGATACAACTTATGTCTTTGAAGAGCCAGAAACATATATAGAACTTACTTTTGAACCCATAGAAGATTATTCTGTAACAACTGAAGTATTTGAAACAGAAATACCAGAAATGGAAGAGTTCTTTGAAGAGGTTACACAAGAAGATATTATGTTGGAACTTGAGTTAGAGATGGAAGAATTCTTTGACCCAATACCAGAGATTGAACCCGAACCTGTTGAAGAAGAATTTGAAGAACTATTGGAAGAAACTGTTGAGGAAGAACCAGTAGAAGAAACAATAGAAGAACCTGTTGAAGAGGAAGTGGAAGAAGAACCAGAACCCGAAGAAGAGGTTGAAGAAGAAACGGAAGAAGAGGTTGAAGAAGAAGTAATAGAGGAAGATCCAGAGGAAGAACCTGAAGAAGAATCCGATGAGATAATGCTTGCTGAAGCAGAACCAGAAGAAGAAGTTAAAGAGAAGAAAGAGTCATCTAAGAAAGAAAAGATGAAAGAAATAATCTCTAACAAACTTAAATCTCTGGCAAAGGAAATGGGTGAGGCATCCAGCCTAGAGGCTCAGAAAGAAATACAAGCCTACATCCTGGCACTTCTAAACTTTAATTCTGGATTTGGTAGTTATAGTTCTTCATTGGTCGATGGAATTTTTTATGAAGAGAAAGACATATATTCAAACAAAAAGATTCCAGAGAACCAGAGAGCATTAAGAAATGGGTTAGCTAACGAGATACTACATAATCAATTAGTGGAGTTGCAATGGCAGAAATAGAATATGGTGGTATTAAGGTAGGTGGCTCAAAACTAATTCTTATCATTCCATTAATTTCAATGCTTGGTGGGGGTGCTTGGGCAGGGTTTGAGCTGTATAACGAATTTAGAGTTTTAAGAGCTACTGTAATGGAATACCAGCCACCTGATATAAGTGGTATAGAACAGAATATAGCAGTCATTGAAGAAACCTTAATAAGTGTAAGTGAATCAGTAGAGTTAGCTAGAGAATACACAAGAACAATCAAGAATGATTTGAAAGATGATCTAGCTAGACAAGAAACACTTATGGAGAGATTAGAAGATAAGGTTAATTCTTCGCAAGATGAGATAGATAAAACCATTGATATAGCTGATGAGAGGTTTGATGCAAGAAGAGATGCTCTCTATTCAGATACAGACAGAAAGATTAAAGAATTAGAAGAAAGGCTGAACGCTAAATTACAAAGAGCATTAGATAACCCACTTGCAAATTAAGGAATTATATGGAAGAGAGAATAAGATTGCTAGAAGAGAAAACAGACCATCAAGCCAGACAAATATCAAAACTCTTTTCTTTGATAGATGAAACAAAAGCCAATATTCAAAAGATTATGAATACATTAAATCAGATTCGATATTTTTTGTATGGTGGTTTTGCCTTTTTCGTAGCCACAGAAATTGGAATATTTAAAGCATTAAAAATAATGAGTTAAGATTATGATGGTATTTCTAACAAATATAGCACCTATAATGCTTGGATTTATTGGCAAGTTATTTGCCTTAAAGAGCCAAGCAGCAGCAGAGAATCAGAAGCTGATGATTCAATCACTACAAGTAAGAAATGAGTCTATCAATCAAGCTAGAGATAGAGCAGACAAGGAATCACCTATGGCTGCTTTAAATAGACGAGTAATTATATTTGTTATATTAGGCTTGGTTATATTCACTCAAGTAGCACCTGTGTTTTTTGATGTACCAACAGTAATACCTACTGTAGTTAAAGGAGCAAGCATTTTAGGCTTCCAACTAACTCCAGATGTGGTAGAATATGTTACTGTAGAAGGGATGTTGAAGCTAAGTGAGGTTTTCTCATGGGCAACAATGATAATTGAATTCTACTTTGGAGCACAACTAGCAAAAGGTAGGTAAATATGAAGAGGGCGATTGTCGTACCCGACCAGCACTTTCCGATACATGATGAGAGTGCAGTCAAAGTAGTATTAAAGGCGATAGAATTTGTTAAACCAGACATTTTTATCAATTTAGGTGATGTTGGAGAATGGGAGTCTGTATCTGCTTGGAGATATAAAAGACGAAAACGACCACCACTTGAATACCAACTCAAAGAGATGGTCAAGGAAATCAAGGAAGTCAATAAGTGTATTGATAGATTTGATAAAGTCTTAGACAAGATTAAGTGTAAAGAACGACATATACTAGCTGGTAATCACGATGAATGGCTAGACTCGTTTGTAGAAGAGAATCCTTATTTAGATCAATATACATTCAGAAATGCTTGTAAGTGGGATGAAAGAGGATATGAGTATAAAGTATGGAATGAAGTTCTAAAACTAGGTAAGTTGAATTTTATTCATGGTGCATATACTACAGTTAATCATGCTAAAACACATTTAGATAAGTATGGTGCAAATATTGTTTATGGTCATGTACACGACATACAACGATATTCACACACTAAATTAGATGATGATGGTATAGCTGCATGGTCTATGGGTTGTTTAAAGGATATGTCTGCCGAGAAAAATAGATGGCTTAAAGGTAGACTACACAACTGGAATCACGCTTTTGGAATTGTAACCTGGTTTGATGATGATTTATTTCAACTTGAAACCATAGAGATTGTTAAAGGTAAATGCTCCGTATGGGGAAAAATAATTAAAGGATAGGATTATGACATTTAGAGGCTTAATCAATGAAGTATTAATAAGACTAAGAGAAGATACAATCAGTAGCGATTGGTCTGGTGATATTAATGACAGTTCAACTATATCTGCTTATCAAAAAGTAATAGGTTCTTTGGTAAATGATGCGAAACGCCATGTTGAAGGAAGGCATGATTGGCTTAATCTTAGATCAACAGTTGATATTACAACTGTAAATGGCACTAAAAACTACAATCTTAGTTCTGGTCAAGAGATCAAAATCCTAGATGCGATCAACAATACTACTGGTATGCACCTTAGACAGGTTGGTAAAACATATATTAATACAGTTACATATCCCTCACAGAATACAGGAGAACCATTGTATTACGGATTTAATGGTAGTGATGCCTCTAATAACTTGAAAGTAGACCTCTCACCAGTTCCTACAGAGGCTCATACAATCTCATTTGATATTATTAAGTATCAAGATGACTTAGCTGAAGCTGCTACAGTAATAAGCGTTCCAGAAAGACCTGTTATATTAGGTGCTTGGGCAAGAGCAATTGCAGAAAGAGGTGAAGATGGAGGCACACAGTCTAGTTTAATGGCTCAAGAGGCTAGTGAGGCTTTAAAACAAGCGATTATGTTGGATAGTGGTAATACACGATATGAAACTGATTGGTATATTAACTAATGGCAAAGCCTTTAACATATCAACCACTACAAGATTTAGGTTTGAATGGACTGAACACTCAAAGTAACCCTGCAACCTTAGACCATTCATGGCTAACTAAAGCAGAGAATATAGTTCTAAGAGAGTCTGGTCGTATTACTTTTAGGAAGGGCTTGAAACAGAAAGTCGCTCCCAATGGTTCAGATGCAGCAATAGTTTCTATGGTTGAACATAATGACCAAGGAACAAACAAGATATTTGCTAGTTATGGAACTTCTATATATACAGTAGATTTTACTTCGCCTGCCTCTGCATTTCCTAGTAGTGGTGATGATGTCAAACATACAGTAGGAAGTACGACAGGTGCTTGGCAGTTTGTAAATTTCAATGATAGATTACATTGTTTCCATGCTGGTGTTATACCCCAGAGATATGATGGTTCTTTAGGTTCAGGTTCAAAGTGGACAGCACACGCAACTGACCCTGCATCTATAACCTCTCTGTTTGACCCTAGTTGTGGTATGGGTTATTACGGAAGAATCTGGGCAGGTGGTGTAGCAGAAGCAAAAGATGTTGTCTACTATTCAAATTTGCTTGATGGTGATGATTGGACAGGTGGTGATACTGGCTTAATAGATTTGGCAAAAGTATGGGGTACTGACGAAATTGTCGCACTAGCACCCTTTTATGGCAAGCTAGTGATATTCGGCAAGAACAATATTGTCATTTATGACTCACCTGAAACTGTTGGTTCTTTAGCACTTAATGAAGTAATTAGAGGTGTAGGTCTGGTTTCAAGAGATAGTGTACAGGCTATTGGTGATGATTTAGTATTCCTTTCAAATACAGGATTACGCTCTTTGGGAAGAACAACTGAGAAAGACAAACTTCCTTTAACTGATCTAAGTGTCAATATCAAGGACAGGCTTATAAGAAATATAGGTAATAGCACAAATGTCAAGAGTGTGTATGTTGAGAATGAGGGCATATATATTATGTCCTTTGTAGACAAGAATATAAATTATGTGTTTGACTTCAAGCATATAACACCGAATGAAGCACCAAGAATAACTACTTGGACTTTTGACAATGATAGAGAACCTGCATCTATGATATATACAGATTTATATAGTGGTCTACTTGTAGGACAGAAAGATGGAAGTATCGCTGGATATGAGAATTATTATGATACAGATTTAGCAGGTGCTTCTACTTATACAGATTCTTCTTATACATGGAGTCTTGAAACAACATGGGTAAATTTAGGCGAAACTGTAGCAGCATCATTATTGAAGAGATTATTTATGGTGCTAGAGGGCGGTTCAGGTGCGACAATGGGTATAAAGTGGTACAAGGATTTTAGTGGCACACCATCTACAACAACCTCTATAGTTCTTAATCCTGTAACAACTGGTTCTACATCTTTATGGGG